AAATGTTTTACCTGAAGCATACATTTCATTTATTTTAGAAACAGCTTTATCTTTTTTTCTATCAATTCTTAAATCTTCTGCTTTACCAATTTTATATCCTGCATTAGATAATGATTTTGCTAAACCATCTGATTGTGTGTTTGTGTAAACTTTTCCACCACTACCTACTCCGTAGTATTTGTTAGTGACTTGTCTTTCGTATTTTGCCATTATGTTTTAGCCTTTTTCTTTGTTTCATTGCTTTGATATGCTTCATAAGAAGTAGAAGCTACATCTAACATTAATCCTGTTCTTGATGGTTCTATTGGGGGAGTTAAACTGTTATAAGTTTTAGTTAGATTAGCGTAGGCTTCAGTTTTTTGAAATCCTAAATTTTGCATATCTTTGTTATAATCAGAAGTAATAGCGACCCAATCATTATCAAATAGATAACCAATAGACTGGACAATCTTAACACCATTGCCAAAACCTAAATTTGTTTTTTGTGCTATCTCACCATCTTTTTCTGCTTTAGATATAATTTCTGCTTTTGTTTTTTCTGCGTCAGCATTGATTTTTTCTTGGTCAATCTTATTAAGGTCGTGTAAATATCCTTTATCGGCATTGCTTCTTGACGTATCTTGGTCTCTTCTAATAGCTTTGTTCTGTGCTTTCTTTTCTCTATAAGAAACAACTGCTCCTGCTACTTGAAGTGCCGCTTGTACATTACACATTAATTATTTACCTCTTTCATCATTAATATAAATGGCATCTTTCCAATGCCAAAATCTCCTATTTTTTGTTTTGGTTCAAATCCTAAAAATTGCAACCATTTTAAACTTTTCCAATTTCTTTCATCTACAAAATTGTAGACATGTTCATAATCTTTACTCATGTCAGCTACCCATTTAGGACACTCTTTAATAAACTGTTTAAGGTGTTTAAATAAATCCTCACTAGATAACAACCATACAACGCCATAACCTTTTTCTTTAGTAGGTGATGACCCAAACATACCAATTACACCTTCAGATTTTGTTCCTACAATAGTGTAAACTTTAGCTTTACTATGTGTAAAAGGTATTACTAATGCTTCTAATGGTGTTGCTCCATCTGAAGCCATAATTTCTTGTCTATCACCTTTTCTTATTTTAGGTGCTAGTTCTAACGCATCTTTTAATTCTGCTTTTCTAACGTAATTTTCTTTCATTAAATTCTTCTTGCTCTGTTATGATAATAACCTTCTATCTCCGCATCAGCTATATACATAGGTAAGTGAGATGACGATTTTATATCTAAATTAAATTTTGTATTTTCTGCTTGTACTGGAACTCTTAATGTTCCTGACGTTATAGCAGGTTGGTTAATTACACTGGTTGCTGTTCCAATTATATAACCATTCATAATAGCTGTTGATATATTTCTATTTTCTGGTGTGACTTCCACTTCAAAAAATCCACTGTTTTCAAAATTTAAAAATACATTTCTTATTTGAAATCTACCTGAAGTCACAGCTACTAAACCTCTACCAGTATTTTCTCTGATATAAGGTGTAGACATTGTGTATTTACTTTCGTATGGAACACCAATGTATAACGCTGTGTGGTTTCCTACTAATGTATATGTAGAACCACTTGTATTTGTTAACGTATAGTTATTACCATTAGTTCTATCTACAGCAATCAACCCAGTTTTTGCACCATAAGGTGAAGTCAAAGTTGTTAAACCTGTGCTACTAGCATAAGTACCTGTCACAGAAGTTTTTAAATCAATAAACACTCCATGACCTATTGTTGCATCTTTAAGATTTCTTAAATCAATTTTAAATAATTTTGTAGTAGTGCCTTCAACAGTTAATATATAAAAATAACTTTCTAATGACATACAGCCTAATATTTTAGCACCTGTAAATGTCCATTTAGACCAAGCATTCTGTACTTTTTCACCACCATCAAAGAAATACTTATAGATAAATAATGTGTCAGCGTTAGTTGGTGCTACATTAGAACTTGCTGTGTATGGTGCTGTCTGACTATCGTTAGTATCATGTGTTAAAAATGCTAACGTATCTTCTGTCGTGTTAGATACAATTTGATAACAGTTTTGTGGTATTAAATTTGATACTGATACTGTTATATCTAAACCATCATTTGTTAATGTATCATCATCAGCAAAGTATTCTCTTATTGCTGTACCTGATGTTCTTGCTTGTGCAAAGTAAGCAAACTTACCTGCTGAAACTGGTTGTACTTTATCATCATGTTCAAATGCAGATACTTCATTAAGTATAGCAGACGTAGGAGAGATAGCCTCACCTTCACTGTCTAACTTATATTGTGATGTATCAGAAAATAATAATAAACTTTCATTAAATCCTACAGAGTTTTTAAGTGTATTAACCTGTGTACCACTAGCCGCTATATCAATAGGGTCAGTGTCTAAAACTTGTGTAGATGTTGTTGCAAATACATTAAAGAATGAAGCATTTTCTGTAAATATTAAATTCTCTCCTGATAAAAAACCTAATCTGTTTTTGTAATAAGTTAAATTGTTTATTTTTTTACCTACAAATGTAGGGTTAGGGTTGCTATCTATGTCTCCACATACTCTATCTGTCCATGTTAATTCTTTAAAAGTAAATGTACCATTGTTATTGTTAATCAATGCGTGTGGCATTGTAGAATTTGTTAATCCTAAAGAAGTTGCAGGTGCTAAAGTTTCATTCCATACACCTGATTTTCCTGAATAGTTTACATAGTAATCAGATAATGTATCACCTTCTTCACCAGTGACTTTTATAATTACACCAGTTTTTGCATAAAAAGGTAGTTTACTAAAATCTTGTATTTCATCTCTAATAGCATACATGGCTGTATTACCAGAACCATCAGAAGAAGTTATTGTATAGTTTGCATTGTTATCTGTAGGTTTTCCATAGATTACACTGTCATAACTTTCAAAACTAAAATGATTTGTAAACCCAGAATAATTTGCTAATCCATGAGTTGAAGTTTGAGTTGCATTGTTATCTGTTCTAACAACTTTAAAACCAATACCATTTGCACTACTATCCCAATGTGTACTTTGTTGTCCATACAAAAGTATGTCTGTAATTTTATTAGTATCTCTAAATTTTGCATCTGTAGAAGCATCATTACCTGTAGGTAATTGAAAGATTACTTCTAATTCTTGTGCCATTGAAGGGTGTTTCAAAGCCACTTTATATTCTCTTCCATAGTTTGTTAATTTACAAACAATTAAAAATTCTTCTACTTTAGCCGCAGACGTATTAGTATCTGCTGTCACTGAAGTATTGGTATTAGCTATAAACGTAAAATCTGCAATGTTAATACACTTGAATGTATCTCTAGGATTTGTGTTGGTTAAATAACTTGAACCACTTTGTATTGTCACAGTTTTTTCATTACCTAATAAATCATATACTTTAATACCGCCATTATAGATTGCTACAATGTACTGGTTGTTTGCATCTCTTTGAATAGAGTGAAATTTTGTTAAATTAGGAAACGCATTAGAAGCTACTTGTTTTACAAATTCTAGTGGAGGTCTTTTAGATAAACCTTCTACTAAATTATTTTGCATATTAACTTGGTCTGCACCTTGATTAATCCCTCTTTGTGTCGGCGTTTGTTGGGACATTCCGTTTAAGAAATTAGGAATAGACTGCGATACAACGCTACCCATTAATAAGTCCTTCTGGTCGTTCTATTAATTATTGAAAAAGTATTACTATCACCTTCAAGAATGTTAACATCTGCTTCTTGACTATCAGCTTGTTTAAAAGCCATTAATGCTTCATTTTCATCTTGACCAATTAATTGTACAATTTCTTTATCACCTACAAATCTTGAAGCAAATCTTCTAGCCGCTTTCATTACAATGTATTGTCTAGCGTACTCTGGTAAATCTTCAAATTGTTGTACTAATACTATGTCAACTGACGTAGGTGCAGAAGCAAATACATCTGTATGATTTTCCATGTCGTATAAATAACCATTTCTTAATGAATAATTAAAATGTCTGTATTGGGAATTTGCGTCTACTTTAACGCAGTTTGAAGGTAGGGGAACTTTGCCATCAGTGTCTAATGATAAAGTTTTATAATTTTCGTGTGTATTGAAATGCCACCCTTGTGATTGGATAGACATTGAAGTTTCGTCTAGGATATTTTTTGCTGTACTTACATCAACTGTAGTAGTTCCTGTAATTGAGTTCACTGGAGCTTCACCAATAGAACTTAACATAATATTTACAGCTTGTAATTCGCTAGTAGGTGTTATCTGTGTTGTCATTAATATCCTTTAAAATTTTTTAGAAAATATTGATGGGGGAAATAAATCCCCCACCAAAAGTAAAGAAACGAATTACGCTTCTTTGATACCGACTGCCGCCTCTGGCCTTAGGACTCCGTGTCCCATACTGTACTTAGCAACCATTAACGTACCTTGTCTTCTGATGTCGTACTCTTTTTCAACAGCTAAATCCATTAGCTTAACAGTTCCTACTGCTGAAGGGTGAGATACAAGAGCAACAAAGTTAGTCAAGTTAACAGCTTGTGGGAATGAACCCCCATTAGTTGCTGAACCTTTCTCTGTTGTTGCAGTGACATTACCAGACACAAAGTGAGGAACTGGTANTAATTCAATTCCTGCAATTNTAGCAACTTTACCTGATGCAACACCACCATTAGCACCACCACTGAAGTCAACATTGACTGCATTNGTAGCNTTNGCTAATTTGTAGTATTCTTCCAATCTCATAAAGCATTTTCTGCCTTCTGATGGAACATAGTTTGCATCAAGCTCTTTAGCCGCCGCAAAGATAGCATCTATCATTGCATTAGCCGCAGTTGCATCTGTAGCAGAAGCAATGCCTGTGTTAGTTATGTTAGTTGTAGCGTCTCCACCAGTTACGTTTGCACTGGCAAGAGTTGCTTGACCGATTGTTTGTAAGATGTGTTTATCTTTCTGAAACGATAATGCTCTACCCATTTCAGTTGAAAAATTTTGCCTTACGTCCCAATGCGATTTAGCTTCCTCGATATTCGATACGAATACTGAAGATATTAAAAGGTCATTAATTGTAATAACCTTTTCGTTGTGGTTAACTGCGGAACCTAATATTTCAGCTCCAACTGCGTGATATTCCGCACCTATTCTTCCCATTACTGGAAAAGATGCAGATTTGCCGTTACTGATACTTCTTACCATATCAGCACCTTGTGTTTTTGAAGCTCTGTCAAATGAAGTAATTACTTCACCTGCAAACACTTTTAAAAACAGGGCATCATCACGAGTAGAACCACTATTAGCATTTCCGAACTTAACTGGACTTGCGTTTGACATGTGATTGTCTCCTTTTTTGATGTTAGTTTATAAAAGCCTCTTCAATAAAGTTATTTAGTCAAGATTGTCCTCCGCAGAGGGTCAAGTTATTTGGCTAAATTAAAGGTGGCAGTTGCCTCACAGTATGTGATGCACAACTATTTTTTTTTTTCATAACAAGCAGTCGCCGCTACTTGTCGTTCTTTGTCTTCAACTACTACATAAACTCCAGTCTTATCTTCTTTGTAAAACTTCATTTTTTCAATGTGTTTAGTACATTCCTTATATGTTTTAAATTTTTCTTTAACCATATATTTAAAAACAAGCTCTTCAGTTCTAGGTGATGTCTGTGGGTTTACAAGTAGAAGCAATAATGCTTCTATCATATTATGAAATTATTTTTTCTTTTTAGGTTTTACTTTTGGTTTAGTTTTTGGTTTTGTCTTGTATTTTTTCATCTTTATCTTTCTTTATTGATGCTTCAGTTAATTTATCTATTTCAGATATTGCGTGTTTTGCATGTACTAATTTATCAAACTGTGATTTTACAGTTTTCATAAAGTTGTCATGGTC